AGCTTAACTACCGGTATGGTCAAGTTACACTTAAATGCGATAACGATGAAATCTGTCTGAAAATTGAACCTATTAAGGCATTAAAATTGGTGGTTGCTGTTTGGGTCAATGGGCAAATCAAAGGTCAGTGGCTAGGTGATGATACTTGCCCAGAATATAAATATATGCGTAAGTCTGAACGCTTTATTTATAAAGCAAGTTTTCGCCAAAAAGCTAAAAAAGAACTTGGTGTTAGAAGATACAAATCAATGGGATATGATGATAAGACCACGGTTGTTTATCCTTGGTTTAATTCGGGAAAATCGGCAATTGACCATCTTTGCAAAGTTTGTGACAGTATCGAAGTTTTACATATTGGCTATAAGCTATAATTTTGGAGTCATACAACATGAGCAAACCTACTAAACTCAAAACCAAAGCCCAGATTGAGCGTGGTAAGCTCATTACTCTAATTCATGTCGCCAAAAATGAGTTGGCATTGGATGACAGTACTTACCGTGAAGTACTCAACAACACCGTGAGTAAAACGTCATCTAAAGACTGCACCATGCCAGAACTACGCAAAATACTCGACACGCTAAAATCCAAAGGTTTCACCGTTACACCCAAAGAGCCACAGCCTGATGTCGTCAACCACAATCAGCCAATGCTGGATAAAATTGGTGCATTACTTGCTGATGGTGGCTACCCTTGGGCGTATGCCAAAGGTATGGCAAAAAAGATGTATAACAAAGAAGATTTGCGCTTCTGCAATGGTGATGAATTGCGTGGTATTGTTGCTGCTTTAGAGTATAATAAAAAGCGTAAAACTTAAAAAACTGAGTAATTCTAACGGTTTATCTTACAAAATTAAGAGGCATCTATGTCAGTCACCACCACCTATGAAAACATTGCTATGATAGTCGGGATTGAGGCGGCTCAAATAATCGTGTCTGAGTTTGGTGGTACTGAACTTTATATTCCCCATGTCGACAACCTAAAAAATGACCATAAACTGATTGGGTCACTGGGCATCGATACGGCAAAACGTCTATGTCGCTATTGGCATGGTCAAGTACTCAATGTACCCCTCAACAAAAAAGCAGAAATAGTCAAACGCAATCAGCAAATCATTGCCTTGGCAAAATCTGGTGAATGTCCCAATCGCCTTGCAACTAAGTTTGCCCTGCACGTGCGAACCATCCGCAAAATCATCGAAAAAGATATTAGAGATAGAGCTAATGCGGTCTATGCTAGAAGTCAGTTTAGGCTGTTTGATTAACTAATCATCGCCATCAAAACCGTTAGAAGTGAATCCGTCTAACGGTTTTTTTTATGCCTAAAATTTGGCAATCAGAAAATCGGAACTGTGCCACGTATTGCTAAGTATTGATTGTGCCTATGATGCTATCAACCGCATACGAGGGCTTAAGAGATGACTGAAAAAGAATTTTTTGACTGGCTACGTGCCATGCAAAACGACAAAAAACTATCACAAAATGAAGTGGATGTCGCAAATGAACTGCTCAAAACCATGTCGGCTGACCACCTTAAACAATGGCTGATGGAAATTAATAACTGGCAAGACAGTATGTCATTATCCGCCAGTGGCACAAGCCTTATTAAGCAATTTGAAGCCTACCGTGCAAGTCCTTACCGTGATAGTAAAGGCGTATGGACAATTGGGTATGGTAATACTTACTACCCTAATGGTCGCTCGGTTACTTCTCGTGATGCACCGATTAGTGAGCCACAAGCAGCAGAGCTTAAGCAGTACGTGACTAATCGTGACTTTGTCCCTGCGGTTAATCTTATGCTACGGGGCGAAATCGCTCAAGGGAAAATATCACAAAATATGTTTGATGCTCTAGTAAGCCTTGCTTATAACATCGGTACAGGCGCACTGGCAAAATCAAGTGTGATTAAACATCTCAAAAATGGTGATAAACAAGCCGCCGCTGATGCGTTTTTGGCTTATAAATATTCGGGTGGTAAGTTTTTATCAGGCTTGCTGAATCGTCGTCAAAAAGAACGCCAATTGTTTTTGGCATAGGATAGGCAATGGCAGATATTACCAAACCAACTGACGAAGAACCTAAAGTTGTCCTAGTCCAACCAGTCAAACATTGGTGGGAGTCAAAAGTAATCTGGTTTAACGCTTTTGTCATCCTTGCAAGCTTGATTACTAGTGCCGCCCCTGCCCTTGAGCAACACATGAGTCCAGAAAGCTATGGTCTACTCACCTCTGTGGTAGGCGTAATCAATGCAGTACTACGCTTTAACACATCAAGAGGCATCATCAAATCAGATACCAAGGTCGTTGATAATGACTGACTTGATAGACCGAGCCAATAGTAATGCACAAGCATGGCTAGATGAACAAATCGCAAAAAATCATCATGCAGCCACAGATGATACCGAGTGTATTGACTGTGGGGTACCAATCGGACAACAACGCAAACAAGCTGTGCCTTGGGCAGTACGCTGTATCAGATGTCAAACCGCCCAAGAGAAAAAGGGATAAGGGCAGATGATGACACTGGAACTTGAAGGCTACCAAGCGATTATGCTTGCCATTACCATTGGTGGGTCAATCTTTGGGGCAGGTAAAGCATTTTTTGGACGTATTGAAACCTCACTAAGAGATCGTGATGATGGTCTGAAGGCTGAAATCGCCAAGGTTAATGACAATGTGAGCAAAGAATCGGAAGCCATCCGCCAGCTTGACCGTGAAATCTTAAAACTAAAAGCTGAATTGCCCCGCGAATATGTTGCCAAAGAAGATTTTATTCGTTCATTTACGGTTGTTGAAGCCAAGATTGATGCCGTACAGACAACCTTAACCCAATTTGCTAAAGAGAAATAACATGAGTGTAGATTTGCTGAAAACTCGGCGTGCAGGTATGCGTTGGCATTTAATTAACGCCCTTGATAAAGCCCGTCCTATCGGAGCTTTGGATACTTTGCTGCTTGATGTGATGCGTGAAATTTATCCTGACGCCACCGCTAATGAGCTACATACTCAGATGGGTTATTTGGAGCAAAAAGGCATGATTGAGGTGCAACGTCAACCCTCTGGTCATTGGCATGGCTGCCTGACGGCTGATGGTGTCGATGTGGTCGAATATACCAGTGATTGCCCAAGCGGTATCGCTCGTCCTGCTAAGTATTGGGTGGGCTAAATCATGGAAATGCTTGGTGTAGGAGTATTGCTTGGCGGAATTGTTGGCTTTGTGATTGGTTATGTGACTGCTGTAGCCTTGTGGCGATAGGGGGTAAACATGGGACGTGAAAGCGCGATTGATAGATTGCCACCAGATATCAAGAAACTGTTAGATGATAAGCTGTTTGATAATGGCTTTAATGGCTATGTTGACCTTGAAACATGGCTACGTGAGCAAGGTTATGAGATTAGCAAGTCATCAATTCATCGCTATGGACAAAAGGTAGAGCGCAAATTAGCGGCTGTCCAAGCGTCAACACAAGCGGCAATGATGATAGCCGAGCAAGCACCTGATGACGCGGATGTGCGTAGTCAGGCGGTGTTGTCGTTGGTACAGACTGAACTGTTTAACGCGCTCGTTGATTTTCAATCCGTGGTTGAAGATGATGAAAACGCCATGAGTCCTGCTGACCGTATCAAGCTGTTTGGTCAAGCAGGTAAAGGCATTGCCAATGTCACCACGGCGTCCGTCAATCAGAAAAAATGGCAGGTTGAAGTACGTGACAAGGCGCAAAAGGCAGCAGATGCGGTAGAAAATATCGTGTCAAAAGGCGGATTATCGGGTGATACCGTCCAGATGATACGCCGTGAGATATTGGGGATTGCGGAATGATAAATAGTCAAGCTTTTGGATTTGCTGTATTGGTGGTATGTACTACCTTTCTTGAGATAAAAGGCTACCCAACCAAAGGGCTTTGGACTCTAGTTGTGATTCTAGCAATTTTTGGTAAATTTTAATGGATAATAAAAAACCGCCACTACTAGATAGCACTGCAAGTGTCATCGCCCCTGCGGTGTTATTGCCGTATCAGCAGGCATGGGTGGCGGATAAAAGCCAGCTTAAAGTCGCTGAGAAGTCTCGTCGTATTGGTCTGACGTGGGCAGAGGCTGCCGATGATGTGCTAATCGCTGCCAGTGATAAAAAAAGCGGTGGGCAAAACGTCTATTATGTCGGCTATAACCAAGACATGACAATGGAGTTCATCGAAGCCTGTGCGATGTGGGCACGCTCGTTTGATTATGTGGCAAGCGAAATCGAAGAAGGATTGTGGGAAGATGAAGACAAGCAAATTAAAACCTTTACCATTCGCTTTCCTAATTCAAAGCACCGTATCACTGCCCTATCTAGTCGCCCATCTAACTTGCGTGGCAAGCAAGGCGTGGTGGTCATCGATGAGGCGGCATTCCATGAAGACCTTGCTGGCTTAATCAAAGCGGCACTGGCACTACTGATTTGGGGTGGTAAAGTCCGTATTATC